TGGCTGCTGTGGTGGCTCTCGGCTTGGATTTTGGGGCTGTTGATATTCTTGCTAAGTATCCTAAAGGAGACCTTACACGATCTCCAGTTTTGGCTGTTTGTGAAGTTAATACTGCGCCGGGATTAGCGAATGAAACCACTCTACAAGCGTATACCAAAGCCATTACAGATTATTATCATAGCACTAGAGATAGTCGCTTTGTTAATACTCCCGTGGTACGTCGCCGTAAACGCGTTCGTAAGTCTGTTCTAGTGTGGATCACGACGAAGAAAGGTAATCGAGTTCAGAGGATGAGAGATAGGTGGGTTTATGAATAAGTATCGAGTTCGTGTTTCTGATGAATTTGAAGAAGATATCGATGCTGATAAGGTATTGATTACACACAGCGGAGACCTTAAATTTACTAACAAACAGAGTTCGTTGTTAGCGGCTTACGCTGCTGGTCATTGGCTTGAAGTATCGGTATTAGAAGACGAGCCTACTGCGGAGCAAACTGGAGCAACTGCTTTAGACGCTATGGAAAATTAAATTGAACTAAATCGATTTTGAGTTGTCTAATACCTCCTTTCTTTACTGTTTCTTTTTGAGTTTATACTATGCTTAAGACTAGCCAAGAGATTAAGAAAGAGTTAAACCAAGTATTGTTATCTAGTATTACTGAGTTACCTACTGGAGATGGTAATCCAGCTAAGAATAACTGGAAGATAGCTAACTCGATGATGAGTTGTGGATTGAAGGAATTACAAGGATGGTCAGGTGGTTACAATATCACTAACAACGAGAACTTTGAGGATAAGCTTTTCTTATTGACTTATTTCTCCGCTAACCTTTCTAAGTTCACGGGTAAGAAGTGGATACATAAGAGCTTAGCTGGTGAAGGTATTGCTAATATTGGTGTCCCAAGAATTCTGCTTCAATTCATGAGCGACGGTCAGAACTACTTCGTATCTGCTGAGTCCAAGTGGATGGATAGGCTCGATACTTGTATCAAGACTCACGGCCTTGGGATCTTCCGTCGTACAGACTCCTTCGTCAATCCTAACTACTTGAAACACGAAATCCAAGTTGGTGTATGGACGTGGAACGGCGCGCATCCGGCATTAGCAGCATTTCCGAACTTTAAGGAAGTGTAATTCTATGAAAATTGTTACTTCGTTCGTTTCGTGTGGGATTTATCAGTTATATGCCTTAAATTTAAATTGTTTTAGGGAACTATTATCCATAACCGAGGCAAAAGCAGAAGAACTGAGAAAAACAGCTCAAGCGGGATATGAGGAGTATTGCTTTCCAAGTCAGAAGTTTATTAAAGGACAAGCTTATTTCTTCTCGGATGCCGTTGTTTACAAAAATGGTCAGGTAATTGCTGACTTCATTAAGAATAATGACTTAGGAATTATCACTGAAATAGGTCCGTGGCGTAATCCTAATAGCGGTAATAACATCAAGGCGTGGTTGTGGGTATATAACGGCAACAAGCTTAAGGTGTAACGTGACTGTTGCTAAGATATACGGTTCTGATGTTTCGTGTGGTGTCCTTTATTATCATGGACTTACCTTAGAGAGTTTCAAAGCTAATATCCAAGGAAAGAAGCCGACTATACCTAAGCAAAGGCTTAGTTGGGGTCAGCCGGGGTATTATGAGAATCAAAAAGCTTGGGACGAGTATTGGGATGCACAAGAAGATAATTTCGAGAAAGGATATTGTTACATATTCTCAGACAATGACAAAGGGGCCGGTGCTAGTATTGCCAAGTACATTCGAGACAATGATTTAGGCAAGATTATATCTAGTGGATGGGGTAAGAACCCTAATAGTGGTCACAAGATTTGTACGTGGATTTGGCGTTACAACGGTAAGAGACCTAAAGCAAATGCGAAGAGAAAGACCTCCCGCCGAGTGGGACGACGACATGCAACTCGATAACGTATTCGAGATCGATGAACACATTGAAGATGTGAAGATCGATGAAAGTGAGCTTAATTATTTGTTTATGCCTCGCGAGGAAGGTGAAGGCTTCTATGAACATATGGAGCGTACGATGGCTGGAATCGAGGATCTTGACGTGGAACACGCGGTAGATCGGATTGAAGAAGAACTTGGCCCGGATGATGATTATTACGATGACGAAGATTACTACGATGATGGGGAGTACCCGGATGAGGATGACCGATAATGAATGCTAAGATGCTTAGGGCCATTCTTGAGAACGTCCACGATGATGTGGATATTTGGGTTACTGTCAATGGATATGACGAAGAAGTTGGAGGATTTTACTTCAATGAAGATCAAGGCTATATCGCTCTAGCTATGCGAGAGGAAGAGGATGATACGGACGATACAGCTGACGACACTTTAGCTCCGGGAGATGATAATGGTTATCCCTCTTCGTGTGCTTTACCTGAAGGCGATCCTAAGCGGGTAGGAATCCGAGATCTGTAACTATGGAATTAAGCCCACGAGACCAGATTAGGGTTATCGGGCAATCCTTAGCCATCGGGTTCACAGACAATAAGACTCTTTGTGTCTATTGTGAAGGCGGAGAGAGCAAGGAACGCTCCTTCGCCGTGACCCGTCAAGATAGGAATACAGTAGCTTATAAATGTCATCGTGCTTCGTGTGACAAAGGTGGGTATGTCTACTTGGATGGAGGGGCTGGTGAGGAAGTGACTAAGACGCGAGTCTTTACACCTAATCCTTACCGAGGACAAACCATCGCCTTGGAGTACGAGGATTTAGCCTATCTGGATGAACGCTATGGATTGGACCTAGAGTATGTCATCAAGGCTGGTTGGGTAAGGGCCGTAGAACCGGGCTTTGCTTTAGCTATGCCAGTAATTTCACCATTAGGAGCCCTCCGTGGACTCGTCGTTAGACGTAAGCTCGAAGATGGTAGAAAGTATGTCAACTCCTACAAGATCGCGGACGAGCCTTGGATGTGCTGGTATCGTACGTCTTTTAGGGACGTTGTGGTTGTGGAAGATCAAATCTCGGCTCTCAAAGCTGCTAGATTTGCCACCACCGTCGCGTTACTCGGGGCGGAATTGTCGCAGTCTAAAGTTGACGAGATTAAACAGATATCTAAAGGTAAGATCTGGCTCGCGTTAGATCGTGATGCAACCGACAAGACGTTTGAGTATCTGAGGCGGTACCGGACGTATTGTAATGGGAACTTAAACGGTCTTATGTTGTCTAAGGATATAAAAGATATGGATTACCAAACCATCCGTAAGTTGGAGCCTTTTAGTCATGCCATGTAGAGATTGGGGTGATGAGAATTGTGATAGCTATAGAGAAGATATACATAAACTTCAGAAAAAAGTAGATGACTTAACTAGGATGTTATGTACTATTCTTGGAGACAAACGGAACACAGAGAAAGGTATTTGGACACCTACTGAAGCTATGGAGTGGTATTGGAAGCATAAAGAACAGGATCGTAAACGGCGTAAGTACGAAGCCGAGGAAAGGGAATACAATAAACGTCTCAAAGAGTGGGAAGCTAAGCGTCCGAAGCGATAACCGTGACCTATCTTGAACTCCAGAGACAAGTCGTTGATAAGCTTAGAGAAATAGGAGTCTATTATGCGTATGATGATCGCCTCGCATTATTCTGGCTTAGGCAAAATATACCCCGGTTGTTTGGCCAAAAGCCCGAAATTATCTCTCTGCTCGACGAACTGGTCCGAATTAGAACTGAGGGTAATGAGCCTTTTCATGATGAAAACGGAAAATATACAAATATGTGAATCTTTGTGTTGGAATCGAGACCGTAGAGATGATGGCGGTCGATATACTCATGATATGAATTGTCCTGTAGGAAAAGAAGAAGAAAAACAACAGAATGAACGAACTGAAGATACTAGCAGCGGTAATAAAGGACAAAGTTAACTATGATGCAATTGTTGACCATGTTGATCTAAAGGAATTTGGTCCTGAAGGTAAGATATTATTCAGTGAGATAGGAGAGTATTACAGTGTTGATCCGGCCGCAAAACAAATCGACGCCGAGATCCTTAACGCTCGACTTGAGAGGCGTTTGCCCAACCCCAAGCATGCGGCGGCATGCCTTGGAATCCTTAGATCCTTGCCCGATGTGTCCGGAGCCAATGTCGTGCGGGAGGTTATTGCGCTCAAATCTTCAAGTCTTGGGCTTGAAATTGGGCAAGCCTTCGCCTCCGGTAAACCAGATACCGAAGTCAAACCGCTTGTTGAAAGATGGCTCGAATGGACGGATCGTGGATCTTTAGAGAACGAGAGTGAGGAACTCGTAAATGTATCGTTACCAGCACTTATTGATAGACGCCTTGCGCCTGAACGACTTATACAGCTTGCACCAAAAGCCCTTAACGATAGGCTTGATGGTGGGGCATTACCCGGACATCATGTCCTTGTGTTTGCCCCCACGGAGATGGGAAAGACTCTTTTTGTCATTAACATGGCTGCCCATTTCCTTCGTCAAGGACTTCGAGTCTTGTACGTCGGAAATGAGGATCCTGCGGACGATATTATCCTTCGACTCGCTACCCGTATCGTCGGCTTGGATAAGTTCCGCATTAGAGAGGATGCGGTATCAGCGCAAAAGGTGCTTGATGGGGCTGGTTGGTCGAATTTTGTGTTTGCTGATCTTGCCCCCGGTACTTTTCCTCGTATTAATCGTCTTGTATCGAATCATTCGCCACATGTTGTCATCCTAGATCAACTGAGTAATATCAATGTTAACGTTAGTAAATCCGAGAGCAAGAGCGGTAGTCTCGAAACGGCGGCAAAAGAAGCTAGAGGACTTGCTAAGCGAAATAGCGTCCTTGTTGTATCAGTTACGCAGGCTGCAGACAGTGCTACCGGACGAATTGTGTTGGGACGAGGCGATGTCCATAACTCGAATATCGGAATTCCGGGACAAGTTGATCTCATGCTTGGAATCGGCGCGGACGAGTCAATGGAACAACGAGGTCTTAGGGAGATTAGTCTCGTTAAAAACAAAATCTCCGGAAACCACGACCACTTCACCGTACGATTCAACCCCGTCCTTAGTAGAGTCGAAGTGTAGATGTCAAAGCTTATCTGACCATGCTCAACGAATTGAAGACGGCTTTTGCCAAGGTAATTATCTGTGAATCCCGCATTCTTTTGTTATTCTGGTGATTTTGATCCTAATCTAGCTGCTCCGACCGGTATGGTTATTGCCGGTCGTAGTAATTGGTATTTTCCCGGTCTACAAGCTGTTCGTACTAAAGGAGCGGAGCTGTATTCTTATCTGGACTTTGCTGACCGTCCGGATGCAATCAAAGCCAATGAGCCTGTGTTGCTCGACGTATACATGGGAGACCCGAATAAGGTACCTTTGTGGGGTAATAATCGGGTATTGTGGCCCGGTACCCACATGGCTGATGTACGACCCGGCTCTGCTTGGACTGAATACTGTCTTGGGTGGTGTGAGAGACTTATCAAGGAAGGTAAGGTAGACGGATTGTTTCTGGATGTTCTAGGTTCGCGTCCTTGGGGTAAGTTAGCGGCGTGGGAAACATGGCCTGAATCGGAGCGAGCTGATTGGACGGCATCGGTAATTGATTTCGTCAAGGAATTAGATCGAATCCGGAGACGAGTTAATGATCGGTTTAAGATTATTAACAACAACTTTTGGCATCTCAATCCTACTGCTGAACAGTACGTAGATGGGGTGTGTTTCGAGAACAACCCAACTAGTGATTTCCACACCAAGTATGCTCGTCGCGCTTTTGGTTCACTTGGTCAGCGACGGGTACTAGTAATTGGTCGTAATGCGGAGTACGCAGCCGATTGGCTGAAGGTGGCCGGTCCTACCCATATTACTACTGTCGATGAAAGTAAGGGTGAAACCTATTTAAGACCTACAGCGCGGACTCCGGGTAGTGCATACGAGGATTTGCGTCCCTCCGAGAATATCGCTTATATCGAGATCTTGAAGGGTCGAATCAAGGATCAAGAAGATGAATACGATAAACTGTTAGATGATTTAATTAAGCAGACCGAGGATAATAAATTGTTGAAAGATCGTATCACTAACGCTATTCTTGATTTGGGTGGTATCCCAAGTGGACAATAAAGCTGAGCGTATTAAAGCGTTTGCTAAGAGTAAGAACTGTTCGGTGTATTACAGCGTTCAGTTCTTCAAGGAACCTAGAGCATATAGCCATGAGTTGGGAGAAGTAGACGAGATTTGGACTTGTGAGATCCATGAAGGTGATGCGTATGTTTATCTTGTGGCTCGCTCGTGGCCGGAATTGACTGAAAAAGTTGAATCTAAATTGGAGGCATTCGGTTATACCCGAGAATGATATGGACAACGGCGAGCCTTTTGATAAGCTCGATGAATTAGCTAGGGTGTTGGTTCACAGCCATGCTGCAAAAGGATATAAACCTGAATTTAGTCCTGCGGCCATTATCGCATTTTACGAGGGACACGGCATGATTTCCCTTGTTGAACAACAATTAAAAGAAAGGATGGATGGATATTGGAGAAACTTGAAGCAGTCAGGGCAGCTAGGCTCCCGTGGTTCTTGGAGAAACCGGAACCAGAAACGTACTTAGGTGATGATTGGGTAGTAGTAGACCTTGAAACCACAGCAAAAGACCATGGATCAGCACTCAACCCCACGAATGATGTGGTGTTGGCGACTTGGGCGACAAAAGATGGAGTATATTATAAGTGGGGAGGGATTCACGATCAGCGAGAACTTTGTGAAGCAATTCAAAAGGCTCGTTTTGTCGTTGCCCAAAACGCCAAATTCGAGCTTCAGTGGTTCATCAGGCTCGGGATCGATATATCGAAGATACTAGTATATGACACCTTACTTGCTGATTATGTTATCGCTGGTAATCGTCGCTGGCGCTTGGATCTGGACAGTATTGCTCGCCGTTACGGAATTGCGCAAAAACATAAGTACGGAAAAAGCCTTGTTCATGCTGGTGTCTGTCCTAGTGACGTTCCTAAGTCTGTGCTCCTTGATTATGGTTTGGCGGACACTGTAAATGAAAGAGAGATTTTCCTTAAGCAACGGAAACGGCTTGCCGAGTTGGGGCTGCTTAGTATTGTTTATACTCGTTGTCTTACTTGCGTTGTACTTGCTGATATAGAAACTAAGGGGTTATATTTAGATGCCGAAAGGGTTAGAGCCGAGTTCCATTCAGTCTCTGAGAAGTTGGCTGAACTGGAACTGGCCGTCAATGGTATCACAGGTGGAATCAATGCGAACTCACCTAAACAATTGGGAGAATTCCTCTATGACCGACTCGGATTTGAGGAAACTCATAGTCGTAGTGGCGAACCTGAGCGAACAGCTTCAGGCAAGCGGAAAGTCGACGCAGAAAGCATCAAGAAGCTTAGACCGACTACGGAGGCCCAACGAACGTTTCAAGCTCTCATTCTAGAGAGACAGAAACTTAACAAGAAATATCAGATACTTGAGAAACTAAAGAGATGCTGTGATGACGAAGGTGGTTTGTTATACGCACGATTTAACCAAGCAGTTACCCAAACTCATCGATTATCTAGTGGTGGAGCGAGGTATAAAGTTCAGTTCCAAAACATCCCACGAGATTATAAGGGCCTCTTTAGAGGCAGGTACAGGGATTGGCTCGTGGGTGAGGCTGATGGGGCGCAACTTGAGTTTAGAGTTGCGGCTCACCTCGGTAGAGACTTGGTGGCTCTGCAGGACATTAGGAATAAAGTAGATGTTCACAAGAATACGGCTAGTGCCTTACTCTCGATTCCTCTTGAAAAGGTATCCAAAGATCAGAGACAAGATGCCAAGCCTGAGACCTTCCGGCCTTTATACGGCAGCAATGGTCAGACGGTGGCTCAGAAAAGGTACGCTGCCTTTTTCCATGACCGCTATAAGAGTATCTATGATACGCAAACGAATTGGACCCTTACCGTACTTGAAAAGAAGGAATTGGTGACAGAATGGGGAATGAGATTTTATTGGCCGGACACGACGATAGAGGGTCGGAATTACATTCGGAACACGACAAGTATATTCAACTACCCTGTGCAATCGTTTGCCACTGCGGAGATCATCCTGATCTCGTTGGTTTACCTGTGGCACAGAGTCCGCAGCATTGGTTTGGAACTTTTCATTGTAAACACTGTTCACGATTCTATCATATCGGAATTACCTCCACAGGAGATCCCGTGGTGGAAAGCCCTTAGTTATCAATGCTTTACACATGACACCTACTCATATTTATTACGAGTCTATGCCTGCAACTTTACAGTACCTCTTGGAGTCGAAGTCAAGATTGGAGAACATTGGGGAGAAGGTAAAGGTGAGTCGTGGGACGTTGAACCTGAGACCGTGTTATTGCCCACGGGTATTGATGCGAATGGAGTGTGAGAAATGCGGATACCCGTTCTCAGAGGCAATGTACTCGACTGATACTAGTATCCCGTGCATCACTGAGCTAGTACAGCATGCGTATGATAGTGGGTACACGGATGGATGGGGACATTATAATGCAAAAAAGCTCGAAGTAACGGAACTTTTTGAGCTGAAAAGTGTCTAAGGATAGTACACAACAAAGAGGATAAAAATGATTAAAGGGGTTGTAGGTAAGATTATTCATAACGAGCAGTACGGCTTGTATTCCTTCTTCTTGAAGGGTCAGGACGGTCTGTATTCGTTAGGTGAGCATCCACCCACTTTCGAGGTTGGTGCTAGTATCCAGTTTGATGTAACACATAAGGGTAAGTATTTGTATGCCAAGGATATCACACCTTGGACGGACGGCTCTGCGCAAGAGGCTCCTAGAGTGGCGAACTACACTAAGTCCGGCTCAGTTGGAGGCCGTAAGAGCTTCGGTGGAAAGTCTCAGGAAGAGAAAGACTATTGGGCAAAGAAAGACGCTACACAAGAAGTTACGCAACGCCGCATTGAAATTCAGGCTGCCCGCAACGCAGCTATTGAAACAGCTAAGTTCCTTTGGGAAAAGGAATTGGTAGCTAAGCCTAAGAAGGTGGCAGACCAGTATGATGCGTTTTTGGCATTGGTTGACCAAGTGGCCTCGGACTACATTAAAAACACCGAGGAACGACTTAACGGGTCTAATGTGGATAGTGGGTCCGAACGGACAGATGATGCCATTGAACCTCCGAGCGGCGGGATTAGCGAAGAAAGCTGGGACTAAGAATGGAGTACAGGATCGTAGATGAAACTCCTACTTTCTTTATTGGTGTCGGATTGATGCCGAAAGCGAAGCTAGAAGAGTATATTGTAATTAACAAGGAGTATGGGGTAGTAGAGTATAACAACCCTATCTTGTACTTCGTCCTAGAGTGGACACGTCAAATGGAGGAAGCTTTGGCTGGAATTGGGGATAAGCCGAGCTTCCCTCCGCCATCTAAGAATGATGTCAACTAAGAAATTACTAGTATTAATTGATGGTGATATCTTCCGTTACCGCTGCGGTTTTGCAGCGGAGCGGAACCATTATCTCGTAGAGTTAACCAATCCAAATGACCACAAGGAATATAGATCGTTCGACTCTAAGAAAGAGGCCAAAGAGTATCTGGAGAGGGTCACGAGGGGTGTATCTGGAGCTTTTGGTCAAATCTGGACCCGTAAAGAAATCCAGCCGCTCGAAAACTGCCTCCAGATTGTCAAAGGATCTCTCACCCAAACGTTAGATGATGTAGCTAAAGGAAAGGTAGTTGATTATAGGATCTTCCTGTCGGGTGCCGACAATTTTCGCACTAAACTGGCAGTTACGAAAGTGTATAAGGGCACAAGGTCTGAGGTTAAGCCCACGTATTATAAGGAGATCGGAGAGTATCTTACGGAGAATTGGAAGGCAGAGACTACTGGCGGCATCGAGGCCGATGACGCAATTGGGATTGCAGCAATGGAGGCTAAAGAAAAGGATGTTGAGTATGTGGTCGTGTCGAATGACAAAGATCTCAACCAGATTCCGGGGCTCCATTACGATTGGGTCAAGAAGGAGTTTTACAACGTATCGTCAAAAGAGGCTAAGACCGCTTTCTTTACTCAACTCTTGACCGGTGATGCTACGGACAATGTTCCGGGTATTCCGGGAGTTGGCCCAGCTACAGCGGAGAAGATTTTAGCTGATTGTAAGTCTCCAGAGGAAATGATAGACGCAGTGCATAAAGAATTTGCTAAGTATTTACCAGATTTCGGAGAGCATCAAGAATATCTCCTTGAGATGGCTAATCTAGTCTACATCCTTAGGGACAAGAACCGTACTCCTTGGATTGATACCAAGGATGGTATTTATTGGGATCAGAAATATAATAACACAATACCAAACTAACGATGCCTTATATTAAAGCGAACGAAAGATTCGCAGTGGATAATGAACGACAAGCATTTACTGCCGGCGAGCTTAACTATCGTATTACTAGTGATATTAATGACTATATTTTGCTCAGCGGTGGGGTTAATTATAACCGTATTAACGAAGTAATTGGGGTTCTGGAGTGCGCTAAGCTAGAACTCTATCGTCGAATCGCAGCGCCTTACGAGGATAAAAAGAAGAATGAAAATGGCGATGTCTATACCGTCTAAAGAGAACAAGAACTATTACCTTGCTGGACCTATGTCCGGCATCCCTCAGTTCAACTATCCAGCTTTCTATCGTATTGCGAAGAAGCTTCGGAATATGGGATATGAGATTCAGTCACCCGCTGAGATGGATACCTCCGCCGAGCAAGAAGCCGCTATGGCTAGTCCTGACGGTAATATTGCTAACTTTACTAGTAAGTCTGGGTCGACTTGGGGTGATATCCTTGCTAAGGATGTGAAGCTTGTAGCTGATAAGGTAGATGGTATTATTGCCATGCCTACGTGGTACAAGAGTCGTGGAGCTAGGTTGGAGGTGTTTGTAGCTAATCTGTGTCGGAAGCCTGTATGGGTATTCGATGAGGTTACTAGTAACTTCCATCAATTAGATTACTTTGAATTATGGGACGGGATCAGTGGCGAAAAGAAAGAAGAACAAAAGCCGGTGGAAGCCGTTACGAAGCGGGCTTGAGCGAGAAGTTTATGAACAGCTTGAGGCTTCGGAAATTGGATTTGAATACGAGCCTGAAAAACTCGAATACCGACGCCGAGTTGTTCGAGGCATTTGTAAATGCGGTGGAATCGACGTTTACCAAAGACGAAATTATATACCTGATTTCGTACTTAGCAACGGCATACGACTTGAAGTTAAGGGTAGATTAACTTCCGCCGATAGGGCAAAACTTCTTGCAGTTAGAGACCAACACCCCGACTTAGATCTACGTCTGTTGTTTGGGGCTAATAATAAGATTCACAAAGAAAAACAAAAGAGGTACTCAGATTGGGCAGCGGAACACAAGATCAAATTCGCTATCAAGATCATACCCGACTCATGGCTGAAGCCAAGCCGGGACAAGTAATTCCTTGTAGTGATCCTAAAGCAATTATAACAGACCAGACTGCGGGAGCGAAATTCGATGGAGGAAAGGTGGGAGTGTGGATGCTCCCTACACAACCCTTGGAAGACATTGCGCGCGTCCTTGACTTCGGAGCAGCTAAATACGCTTCATACAATTGGACAAACGGGATCAAATATTCAAGGATTTATGGCAGCTTGTTACGACACTTGTTCGCGTGGTGGAGAGGAGAGGACATTGATTCTGAGAGCGGACTGTCCCACCTCAGTCATGCGGGGTGTAATATATTGTTCTTGCTGCAATTCGCTCGAAGTCGTAAATCTTTTGATGATCGACCGGTAAAGTACTACGCAAATGAACCTGAGTGATGTTGATAAGGAATACCTAATTACTTTCGTGGAGGAAGTGTTAGCCACCATTCACAATGATGACGTAGGGATTACCTACGGACTAGAAGAAATGGCCTTGAATGCGGGAGCAATCTTAGGCTTAACTAAAACCTATATGGAGAGCCTAGATTGAGTAAGATACTAGTATGGGACCTTGAGACTTCGGATCTCAAGGCCAATCGAGGGCATATTCTTTGTGCTGCCGCTAAGTGGGCGGAATCAGATGATATTTATTCGTGGAATATTAACCGTATTGAAGGATACGGTGAGACACCTAAATCATTTCAGAACGACAAGGAGATTGTAGAAGATCTGGTGGAGATGATGGAGGAAGCTGATGCTACAGTGGCTCATTATGGTAAGCGGTTTGATTTGCGCTTCCTTAACACTCGCGCTATTGTGCACGGGCTGGAGATCCCACC